CTAGCCTCAGCAGAAGCGATTTCTCTATAATCATCCCCTTGCCATAGTTCAAGGCGTAGTATTTGTTGCACATTTCTAAATAATAAAGGGGCTGTACCGACATAATCTGTGTAGTACCTACGACGATATGGTTTGTAAGTATCGAAGTTAATATATTCTGCTTGCACCAAATACGGTCTCCAAGCATTGTGAGTTTTGTTATCTATGTGGTCTTGCATACGAAGTATGATACTCTCAACTTTACTCTTAGTAATGCCTCTTGTTCTACCATTAGAGAAAGATGCTTGATTCTGAACATATGTGTTATCAGCAGTCTGATAATCAGCAGCAGTTACGTTACCACTGAATGCTAATTTTACACCATTGATTGAAGTAGATATAGCAGTGATTGTACGCTCGAAACCTAATGGGTCTGCATCTGAATAAACTAATATCGTGTCTCCTACTGAGAATCCAATGTTTCTATATTCCGCGCCTGTAACATATACTCCATCAGCATCACTGTTGTAAGATGCAACTATTGCTTCTTGTGGACCTATATCTAACAAGTCAGCAACTTTCTGTGCTGTGGTATATACGACTGATGTTGGGTCAAGAGGTCTTGTTTCTCCTTCACCCGGACTGAATACTTGTGGCATTATCTACCACCTTCCAAACTCAAAGGTGTGTCAAAATAAGTAGGGTCTCTTGGTGGGTAGTTAGGCGCTGTTCTGAAATCAGGGTGCTTCGGGTCATAATGCCCAGTTACTGCTCCACCGTACTGCTTGATGTCTTCTACATTCTTTTCCGCTTCAGGTACATATTCAGGGTTGCCCGTTCTCTCTTGTATTCCATAATCGGGTTCTTGTAGTCTCTGTATTTGAACTGAGCCGGGAGGACTCTTTGCTTGTTTCCTACGAGCCATAGCCAACGCAGCCGGATGAATTGTACCTAGACCGTATACATCAGGGCCGATTTCTTCTTGATGACCATACTTGTCTTCATCAGTTGAGAATAATTGCTGTTCAGGTAGAGCCTTGAGAAACAACCAAGCAATATCAAACTCGTTTGGCATCAGTTACCCTCCATTTGATTCGTCACTTCCCCATCTATGATTTCATGATTCTTCCACGGTAATGGGCCTTTTTCCTCATGCCCGGAGACATACTCGTCGAAGCCTTGTGGATAATCGGGGTCTTTGTGTAAATCAACAAAAGGGCCACGCCCGTCATCCACCCATCCAACAGGGTTTTTTGAGGCCCCAGTAGATGATGGATGCATCCAAACGATGTTGCGTTTCTCTTTCTTTTCTTTCAAAACAGCCCAAGCCTTGTTGAATGCGGTCATAACCTCGCCTCCTCGTTACGTGTACCTAGGTTATACTCCATAGGTTTGTCACACGCACCGCAGGTTGCTCTCCATAAAAAGTGAAGCATACCACAATGAGTGCAGCGTGTACCTGCTCCTATATCGAGTACATCAGCGAGTTCACTCGTTCTTGTCCTCTGTTTAGTAGTGATACCGCTCAAAGGCGAGTCTGTATTCACTGTATGAGCGTCGTATGTGATATCTGCGCGAACTGTTTGTTTTTGTGCTCTGCTTATGTCGTCGATATCAAGCGTTTGTAACTCGAATCCTGACATTCACTCACACCACCTTCTATCATGTCTTGGCATATACTACTAAAAATATATTACCTAATACAGTAATTGGCTCTACTGAAATTATATCTGTCTTAACATAACCAGTTAATGCTTCAATATCAGTAGTCATAGCGGTGCTTAACGTACCGTCATTACCTGCCCCTGAGAAATCTCTAGGGCTGTAAGGTCCAATTACTTGTATCGCTTTTACCATTTAGGTCACCGCCTTAATCAGCGCTTTCCTAATGCCCACCAAGAACCAGTGTTTCCACTGACGCAATCGACTACTAATGAGCCGGGTGCTGCGTCTGCGACGATAGCAAATGCTCCGTCTACGCCTCCACCAGTAACGTCACCAAAGGTGTCGCCCATTACTCCGCAAGCAAGAATATCTGATAGGCCCGTTACTATCGTGCCTGTTGCTACGCTCGCTGCGTTCCAATCTCCGGTAACCATCATCAGGTCGCCTAATACGTGTGTTCTGTTATCTTCTGTACTACTAAATGCCATATTTTTTTATCTCCTTAAATTTCTTGTTCTGTTGTTTCTACTGCCTCTTCGACTGGAGTCTCTTCGACTACAATTTCAGCGGCAACTTCAACTACAACTTCTTCGACAGGGGCTGGGGTTAAAACACCATCCACTATATTGAGTAAAGATGTCTTAGTTTTGTATCCGTTAGGTACGTCCACTCCTTGTGACTTCAACCAAGTTTCAATCTGCGCTTTACGCCATCCTGAGTCCGGTAATCCATCATTTAGTAAGTCAATTCCTCCACTTATTATAAATAAGGATGGTTTTAATTGCCTCTTATTAGCAACTAACCAATCCTCAGTAACTTCTACAGGATTACCTCTAATCCAGTCACCCATAGAGGTGTCTGTATTAGGTCTCATGTAGAGATTGCCAACAAATGTAACTATAGGCAGTAAAACCACCTCAGTTGTATAATACCATTACTGTTGTAACGTTTGCTGAACCGCTTGCGTATTGTAAAGTTGCTGTTAAACCTGCGAAGAGGCATCCTGTAAGTACAGGTGTTGCTTCTGCTGGTGTTGCTGTAACGCTCAGGATTGCTGATGCTCCACCGGAGAGGATGATTGTTTCACCATTTGCTCCACCTGTTACGTTAATTAATGCTAACTTTGGTGCTGGGTCGTATCCCTGTGCTGCACCACCATCGTTACTCGCTCCGAATGGAGTGAGAGAGCCGGGGTAACCTGATGTTCCCTCGACATATGCTGCTCCTTGTCCGCCTAGCCATTCTGTCGTGTCGTGAGAACCCGCTCTGAGTTCCCATGCTCCTACTAATGTCGCTGTCGCCGTTCCGCCTAATGTTAATGTATCTGCCATATTTTTTCACTCCTTTATTATCTCCAAGACAACCTCATTTGAGGTCTCTTACGCTCCCTTGTGCTCCGAAGAAAGTTGTCCATAGTTCTCCCATGGTACGGTATAGTCCTTCTTGGCCCAGTCTGTTGATTGCGAATGGGTCACCAGTTTCGATTCCACTCTCAAAGTATTGTGTTGGAATTGCTGTGCTGAAGTGTAAGTAATCTGTATCTAGGTAGTAAACTCTTGATAGTGTGTCTGTTGCCATGTTCTTTGTAGGAATGATTGGTACACCGTTGTATGTTGCTACGATGAAACCAGCCTCGATTCCGGGTACACCCTTTACACCGTTGTAGGTAGGGGTAACTCTCTTCTCTTCCATGAACCTCTGTTGTGATTGTAGAAGTTGTTGGATTCTCATTAGAGTATCATATCCAGTTAGCATGACTTTCGGGTTTCCACCACGAATCCACATCTTTTGGAACATCTCATCTAATAAGTCTAAAGAAAGTGTTCTGTCAGTTTGAGCGCCGCCAACTGCGTTTACACTCATTTCAGCGTTAGACCATGAGTTTGCAGACCTACTAATACTATACATATCTAGGTCACCATTTGCGTTTATTGCATCACCGTCTGTACTTAGTCCAGTCTTAGATGCTGCACCAGCAGCGTATCCAGCAGTAACTCGGTCAAGAGACTCGAAGTTGTTGCCCGCTACAGTATCAACGTCACCACACATCATCTTATTGATGACTTCAGCGTGATGTTTACCCATTTCTTCTTTCATGACTGAGCGTATATCGCCCATTCCGTCATCCTTGTCAGCAAGGAAGATAGCAGTTTCAGACATATCGAATGTGTGAGCGATTGTCTTTGGTTTTGCTGCCACATGTTGGAATGCTGGTTTAATAGTTTCAGGTAGTGTGCCGTTCTCAGCAATACCGCTACCAGCAATTGCTCCGCTGTTTGGCCTATCGGTGATAACTCGCCATCCACTTCTATCCCATGGTTTCTTTGGTAGGATAGAGAATGCGTTAAACTCTTGATTTAATTGTGACCATACTTTGCGACCGTAGATTGCTTGGTATGTACCACCTGTTGTTGACAACATAGGGCTGTCGGCCTTGAGTAATTCACTACCTGAGTATGAGTAACCCATTGCGTTACCTGCTCCATAGTAGTATCTTTCCATGTCTGTTATTGTTCGTACGTAATTTCGTGCCATTTTCTTTTCATCTCCATTTTTTTATTCTATATTCTTTATTTCACTCAAAAGCCTTAGATGCTAGGTTATGAACCTCATCCCATGTCATCTTTGCTAAATCTTCTGTTGAAGGAACTGTAAGTAAAGGCGCTTCATTATCCGATTTTGTAATTTCTTCTCCAGTTTCTGCTGGAGTAGTGATTGTTTCAATTCGCTCTGAAAGTGCGCTAATTGCCTTGTTTATCTCATCAAGAGGGCCGCGTGCATCATATGCCGCTGCTTCTGCCTTTGCAACTTCTGTTGTACGCTCTGATGCGTAACGAGATGCGAAATCATTTTCTAGAGAGCCACGGAACTCTTCTTCACGAGCCGCTGCTTTGTATACTTCATATGCAGACTCGATGTCTGATTCTGAAAGTGATGCTGGGTTAATGAAATCAGATTTCTTAACTTTTCCACCTGTTGTCGCTGCTATAGCGCCAGTTGATGGGTTTCCACCTTCTTGTGTTCTACCCGGCGCTTGACCAGTTAGACCTTTGTGATTTGCTGAGATTTCCTCAGGTGTTGAACCAAGGTTTGCCTTCTCTAAATCATCGAAGTGATTACGTGCACCAGCAGTATCGACTCCAGCACCCTTTAGAGTGTCTTCCATCCAGTTGA